TTAATAAATTAATGTCTTATTCCCCCACTCCATGGGGATACCTTTTCCTAGAGAAATTGGCTCTAGGAATTCAATGGCTTGCGTTTCTTTCTCTATGATCAAACACTCTTCACACCTAACTCTTAATTCAGCTTTACAATTGCCAATAGAGATTTCTTTCACTTTCGCATTCTGAACCTTCAGGATCACTCCATGAATCGCTAGAGATAGCTCAATTTCGAAATTGATTTCATAGGCTTTCATTCTGTTGACCGTGATCTCTAAACGAGGGTGTTGAAGCGACTTTACCGTATGAGTGATCAATGCCACATCCGTTTTTTTCCATGGAGGATATTTCTTCTTGTCCGCACACTCGGAAAGAATCTCGTATTTATTCCAGGCTGCGAAAAGTATTTCCACGATACTTACATCGAAAATTTTGAGGGCATTCTTCTTGATTGATTTTAGTGTCGGACCCCATGACAATCCAAAGATTCTGGGTGATATCGTTTGTTTTATTTGACACATCTTTTCGCATGATTCCATCTCTGAAAAAAAAGAAGGCAACAATTGACTACCTTTGTAAAAGAAAATATCACTAAGAGTCAAAAACATGCTAGCCATCTTTCACCTTCGTATTCAATAGAATGATTCCTGAGTTAGGGCTATGGTGGGTGTTTGACCCAATGCCCAATTCAATTGTCTGTATTCCGAGATCTTTTCTGACTCTAATCCGCACTCTTGGCATGAGTATCTTAACAATTGCTCCTGCCAAACCCATAATGCCAAGCGATACGATCAGAATCTTCCAGTCGTTTCCCGAACCTCCAGGCGGAGTCCGATCTTTTGGTCTCATACCCGAAGGATAACTTGGTTGAGAAGGATCTGGTGACCTAAACCTTGGATCCGTCCGGCCGTTTCCAGTACTTCCCGGCGGAGTCCGATCTCTTGATATCACACCCGAAGGATAACTTGGTTGAGATGGATCTGGTGACCTAAACCTTGGATCCGTCCGGCCGTTTCCAGTACTTCCAGGCGGAGTCCGATTTCTTGATATCACACCCGAAGGATAACTTGGTTGAGATGGATCTGGTGACCTAAACCTTGGATCCGTCCGGCCGTTTCCAGTACTTCCAGGCGGAGTCCGATCTCTTGATATCACACCCGAAGGATAACTTGGTTGAGATGGATCTGGTGACCTAAACTCTGGATTTGTCCAGTCGTTTCCCGAACTTCCAGGCGCAGTCCAAACTCCTGGTCTCACACCCGAAGGATAAAATCTTTTTGGCGATCCTGATTCCTGGCGGCCTCTTAGTTTATTCTCCACAATCGAATTCACTGCAGGCTGGCCTCTGTTCCGCGATGACTGATATGTCGGTTGCCGTAATCGCTCTTGCCCGAAGCCAGCCTCATGAACGGCAATAATGGTTGCGACTAGGGATCCAAATAGTATGATTACTTGTCTGATACGCATTTGAGACCTCCATTGCCTTTGACCTATAATCCTTTGTCGCCGGAGGTGAGTTCGTCTTGTGTGCGGTATGGAGGAATAACCGGCGTTTCGGGCTTCCTATATACCAGTTAATACTGTGCATAAAAATAGAGTCTAGATACCTATTGTAGAACCTTTACACCTTGCTGAGGAGTAGATGTAATCAGATAATTTAAAACATAAAAAAAGCCGAAACACCTTTTTAAAGGCAGCTCGGCTATCTTCTAAGACCCGTAGCTTTCCGTCCCTACCTCACGGCAGGTTTGGCTTTAGCTTAAGCTGAAAATTATATACTTGTATTATATGTGAGTAGATCAAATCCAGTCAATGTAACAAAGTAGTACTGGCTGAAAATTTATGTTTGATCTGTTAAGGTCATTTTGGCACAATGTATTTACAGAGAATTTTAATGAGGAGTAAGAATGTAATTTGGCAACCTTAACCGTAATGCGACGGACCGCAAGTTAATCTTATTCCTGAATATACGTAACAAAACCTGTTTTTTCTTTTTATATTAAGTTATTGCCTTGATTATATGTTCGTATCGTTGTATCAAGCAATATCTGCCCATAAAGAGAGTTAGGGAAATGCTCCATTTTAAATCGCTCATTTGGACTGATTCTTTAAAACATACATTGAAAGCCGTGCAGATCTTTAGGCTGTCAGAAACGATCAAAACTAAAAAAACATAACCTGTCAGACCGGATCTCGATTTCTACAGATTATTTATCCTCTCAGCCCTCATCACACCCGATCCCAAATTCCCCGGAACTCTTCCCGTTCCGGGAATTTCTGCATCCGATCGAACCAGAGATCGCTATACCTCGATGAGATGATCTTCAGGATCCGCCATTCTGTGACCTCCTGGGTTGGTGGGCGTTGCGCCAAGGCAACTCTCAATGTCCCTATGGTCTTGCCCCCGATATCGCCATCGACGAGTAGATCGGGATAGAGTTTCTGATTCCGGTTCAATAGGTTCAGCGCCAGCTGTAGCCATGTGGCCGCTCGGTCCGTATTGACATTGACCGCGGTATCGAACACCTTCAACGCAATCGCCGGCGACAGTTCCGCCAGCTGGTCTCCGGCATTCGGGTGCCAGAATACGTCGCGGTAAAACTTCCGGACCATCGGCTCGAGCCAGTCGACATCGATCGGCTTGCCCTCACGGATACACAAATCAATATACGACCACCCACCCCACCCTGGGTGGTGAACACGGGAAATCCCCGAGTAGGTCTCACCCCCCGGGTCAAGCCTGTTCTTCGTTCGCTTGCCCCTGCCCTCGTTTTCCATTGTGGCGTCATACGCCTCATCAAAATATTCAGTCATCGTCCTGCTATCTCCTTAATCTTGGCTACAATCCCCATTCCGACTATGATGATGAAACCACCCACCCCGCAGGTCAACACTGTTCGCCAGATGATCTTTCCGGACTCCCCAAATACCGCGTTGAAGTTCTGGTAAAATTGCATCGCTTCAGCCAATATCTTCGGGTCAAGATCCCCGAACCGGCAGATATGGTAGGTGTCCTCTCTCAGTGCTTCCACAATGTCCCTGATATCTGCCTCGGTAAGGTTCCTTTCTCTTCTTTCCGGGGGTGGATGGCTTACTTCTGTCATGGTCGCCCTCCTATTTGATCAGCCATGCCGCGCTGGCCGGGATAGCCAACCCCTGATCGCGTTTGATCCGCCAGAATATCGGCCGGCCAAGCGTGTCAACGGTCTGGGCATAGATGGCAGGGAATTTCTTGGCATGTCGGCGAATCAGCCCGGGCTTTGCCTTGACCTCGATGATCGTCTTGAGATTGGCATAGAATCGAGAGTTCGATTCATGGAATGCATCCCAAGTCGGAGGTGCGAACTGCCAGTCGAGATCATGGATGAAACAGGCCGGCGCCAGCTTGATCGAGATGTCGAGGAATCCCGGCAGGAATGCGGTCAGCCCAAAAATCGAATCAGGGATAAGCCGCTGCTCAAGGCCGTCACCGGGGCCGCAGTAATTGGTCGGGAAGTCTTCATACGAGCACCACGGGAAGAGCCGGACCATCGGCTCCGTCACTTGCATTCCCATGCCATCCCACATCTGGATGATGGTCATTGCTTGTCACCAAAGGAGTGTAACTTTGTCAGGTCATCCGTGTGCTGAAGGCCAGTGTCGTAACGCTCCACGGCAGACCGAATTCTTTCTATTTCGAAATTGATGCCAGCCATCTTGTTGTTATGGCGGACCCATAAATAGCCTGCGGCGATACCGCTCTTGATGAGCAGGGACTGCCAATCCTCGCCGTGCAGCATGGCTATTACCGCCTTGATCTGTTCGGCATCAGGGACACCGCCGAAAATGGCCACGGCAGTGTCGACATCCACTCCCATGACAACCAGGAGAATGACGAAAAACTCGGATGACACGAACCCCTTGGCCAGTTGTGGGATCGATGCTTTTTCCATTTTTTCCTCCGCTGTCACATTTTGCACAGCTTGACGAGCTTGCTGTGATTACCGTAGGGTGCGTGAAGAAACACCCCTCCATGGGATGTGCTGGTGCTATTCGATCCTTCACCGCCATCTGGTATGCCTGGTTTAAAGACAAAGCCATCACCCTCCCGGTAATTCTGGGCGGTGTTCGGGACAATGACGGTGTGGCCATTGGAGAAAACCACCTTGACCCTGCTTCCGAATTCCGGGCCTTTCCGCGGAATTCTCCAGGCCTCCCGACCGCCGTTGCGGGTGCCGTAGCTGGAATATTCACTGCAGGATCCGGACGGCGAGCTCACGTCCCCGGTGTCCCCATCCTGATTCGGCATCGTCGCCTTCTTGGTGGTCCCGCCATCGCGCGGCCTCTCAGAGCGCTCGAGATCGCCTGAGCCGCTAATCGTTCCGTCATTGTCCGAACAGCCGGCCAAAAGCAGCAACGCTGCACAAAAGATTGCGAATATGTTTTTCTTCATATGGACCATCAGAATAGACTCGTGTTTTTGTCGGACGGGGCGGAGGCGCTGGCGGTTCCCTCCTGACCGCTATTGGTCGAGTTGCCGGTATTGGTCTCATATTGCCAGCTGAAGGTGGGATTTTCCTGGCCTCCCCAGGCGCTCCCCTCTTCGAGGTAATACTGGTCGGCCTTTTCAGAGTTGATGAAGAGGTCACCCCCGACGACCACCTCTTCCAGGGAGGAGCTGCCTTCGCCGCTATTTCTGCCAAACGGCCCCCCGATATCGAGATCAAGCAATTCCCCACCGACACCGACCGCCAAGTGGGTGAGAGGCACAAGGTTGCGCTCGAACATATCAACGGCGGTTTTTGGCGCAGGAGATGAGGGTGCGGGGGCGACGGTCGGGATCTGGGCGACGAGCAGGGTATCCACCACATTCGACAACACTCTCTCGGTCGGGGTCTGCAGGTCGGCCTGGCGCAGGACGCCCTGCTCGCGGATGAAGGTGATTTTTTCCGTGGCGAGTCGCTGGTGCGCGTCGACCCGCTTACCGTCGGCCTCGTAGTACATGCGCAGGTTGCCGGACTCCCAGAAATCCTTATCCTCCTCCACCATGGTCACCTTCTCGGTCCCGGTGTCCGGATCTATCGCCCTGGTTGTCGTGGTCCGCGTGTTGGTTGTCCCGATACAACCGGTCATCGCCGGCAACAGCGCCAGGATACAGACCAGCATGGAAAACTTTTTCATCGTTTCCTCCTTCTTGTGGTGGTTGGTGGGTAAAAAAAAAGGCCCGGCAAAGAGGCAATTATCCTCTTCAACCGGGCCTTTGTCGCTCCCTTGCGGGGCTTCTCCAGACTCCGAACTACACCTTCATGCAGAACGATAACACAATTTTACACAATTTTACAGAAAATATCCTTGCAAAAATATCTCATTACAATATGTCAGGCGCGTAGCCGTTCGGTCTTGCTCGGTTTCGTCGCCCTCCTCACAGCCCTACGGATACCGGGCATCGATAGTTTTGGCAAATCGTTACGCCCAGACCCGACAACCAGTTCATTGTACCGATTGAATTCTTTCATCAGTTCGTAATGGTTGCCATCGCCATATATATAATATCGTTTGAACTTCTCGATGATATCCGCTCGCCGCTTGTTGTATTTGGCGGCAATCTGTTTCTCGTGCCATTGTTTTTCCCTGATCCCGGAAATCCGCGACGGATTGAACGACAAGGCGCGGACAAATTGCTCTGCAGTGGTGGCCTGTAGCGGCTCATCGCCATAAAACACCGGACTGTAGCTGCCGGTGGTGATCCCCTCGCTGCCCTCGCGTGCTGCCCTGATGAGCGAGCCAGCAGCGGTTGGGAGCAACGCTTCCCCAGCCTTCATCATCTCGCCCTTGCCGGCATGCTCTACAGCCTTCATGGTATCCTTGATGATTGCCTGCGGCGCCCCGAACAATTCCCCCATCGTGGTGGGGATCGGGTTGTTCATCTCGATCGATCCCTTGAGGTTGATCCCGGCCATCCCGGGAATGCCGTGGCGGGCGATTGCGTCGCTGCCAAATGTCTCGGCCGCCCAGTCATAAAACTCTTCTTCAGGGTCGTCACCGGCCCCCATACCTTTGGCGATCATTGCAATAATCGGGGTCGCCAGTGTCGCCCCGGCCCCGCCCATAAGGACCGGAGAGAGAAGCATATACGCCGCCTGCTTACGGTCCCCCTTCAGTCCCATCTCAAGCATATTGAGCATGTAGTTGTGGGAGAACTTCTGAAAGGTATACGTCAGCCTCAACGGGTTGGCACTGCCGCGCACCCACGACGGAATGGTCTCTTTGCCGTAAATGCCGTGCGCTCGGTCGGAAATGTGTTTCGCCTTCTCCAGTGCCTCCTGCCCACGAAGCGAGGTATTGGCGATGATCTCCTTGTACGCGGCAAAGATCGTTGTTGCCCGGTTGGCCCGTTCCGCCGCCCCGAACATATACATGGCATACTCGCAGAATTTTGCCCATCCGCGGCCGACCTTTGACATCAGGACCGCGGCATTCTCCATGTTGAACTGTGCCTGGTCCCAGCCGTTGTTCGTGATGGTGAGAAAAACATTGCGGTCATCTTCCGTCATTTCTTTTCCCAGCCGATATTTGCCATACTGGACGGCGGCACGGTGGACAGCTTTGAGAGCACCGGTGATACTGCCCCCGGACTGGCTCGATATGGTGGCTGGCACCCCCATGATCATGTTCGTCAGGTTGACTGCTGCCGACGACACCCGGAACCCCAGGAACTTGATGGTCGCCAGCCCGCGCATCGTGCCGATAACCCGGTCGATCTGCTCTTCGTTCCGCAACACCTCTTCCATGAATCCCAGCGCCTCGCGGTGAAGCTGCGGTTGTTTGCCCGGGTCGAGCCGCTTGCCTTCAACCTGAGAATCATATTCGTCCCACGTTCCTTCCGGGTTCTGTTCCTTGAACTCGGCCCACGTCTGATCCCGGCCGGTCATCGCCGCCATCATGTTCTTCGCCGCGTTGCGTTTTGCGATACCGGATGCTATCCCTTTGGCGTATTGCGTCCCGGCCAGCAACGGGTCTTCCTCGAACCCCTTCCAATACTCGGATGACCGGCGAAGCCTGGAGGACATATAGCCGCGGGCCTTGAAAAGATCGGCGACATTGGCGGTCAGGATCTTGTTGACTTCCTGCATGGCCCGCTCGTTCAGCCCCTGCTTGTCCTTCTTGGCATTGCCCACGGCCTCCCGAAGAAGGGCGTCAACAGATGCGGAAAGGTGCACCACATCGAACACCGATTCGGGGGTCTTGGCATCCTTCTCGACAACGATATCATAGCCCTGCGCCCGGAGCTGCCGCGCCCGCTTTTCCAGGGTGTCAACGAAGGGGATGAACCCAGTTGTTTTGTTAAACGACTTCCGCAACCACTCAGACATTGGCCGGGACTGCTGCTCGCCGGTCTCGGCATCGATGATCTTTCTGCCGGCCAGGTACAGGTCGAATTTCTCCATGATCTTGTCATTACCTTTCACCGCCCGGAGGATGACGCCTCCCGGTTTTCGTTGCCGGGGAAAATACTGGCCGCGCAGGTCCGACATCATGGCGATCATCCCGGATAGCTTGACCTGTTGCATTATCTCGGCATCACTGAGCTTCTTGTACTCCAGCTTTGCCGGCCTTACCCCCGTCATCTTCTCCTCTCCGACCCGCCGCATCTTGATTGCCGCCATGGCATCGGCTTTGGTGGCGAAATTGGCTATTCCAATGCCATCCTCAAGAACCGCCCATCGTCGTGATTCATCCGGCACATCGACAGTCGGCTCGGGGAGATTCAGCGCTTCGGTCTCGCGGATGATCTTGCGAAGGTCGGCAATCATGTGGTCAAAGGCCGTGTTGGTCATTCTGCGAAACCGTCGAACCAGACCGGCTTCATCCTTTGAGTGCCCGGCGTTGACCAGGTCGAAATATTCCGCCTGCTCCATCGCTTCAACCGCTTCCTGCTCGTCGAGAAATTGGTCTCCTTCGGCGCCCTTGGGATCGATGACGGTCCATGTCTCGACTTTCGTCGGGGTATAATCCTTGATGTGCTTGCCACTCTTGCCTGCCGCCTCCCTGGCTACCTGCTCGCCTTCCCGCTTGGTCATAGTGTAGCCGACGATCAGGCCGTCATTATCAACCACCTCCCATTTCTCTTCGCGCTTAAGCCGATACGACTTCCCGGAGGCGTCGACCTCAAGGAGATAGTTCTTGACCTTCTCGTAGGCCTCTTTCATCTCTTTCTGCGCCCCGGAGAACACCTTGACGAAATCGCCGAGAATGGCGTTCTCAAGATTGAACTTCTCTTTGTGGCGGTTGAGCTGGGCGTTGAACAACTTCCACGTCGCCGGGAAATTCTTGAAATAATATTCAGGGGTGGAGAAAATACGGGCGAGGAACGGGATATCCGGCTTGTCGTGGATCTTCTCATAGAACGAACCTGCCGATTCCTTCAGGCCGTCGTCGTAGGATTCGGCGGCTGCCATGCTATACATTATCTGCGAGCCACCATCTTTTTGTGAGATCAACACATCTTCGGCTTTCTGGCCCGGCGACAACAAACCTTCGGCCTGGAGCATCTTGTCGAGCGTTTCCCACGGAGGAGTAGCCTTCCTTGCCGCCGGCGACATATTGAGGCGTCGCTGTACCAGGCGGGATTCGACTTCGCCTATGGTTGTTGCATACTGGTTGTATGCCTCTTCGTACACAACCTGATCGTCTTTTATGGAGTTCTTGAGTTCCAGAACATCGGCTCCCAACTTGGTCTTGTTCAGTTGGTCTTCGTAATATTTATCACCGCGACCGTTTACGTCCTTGTCCCAAGAATCGAGAATATTTGAGATATCGACGTGCTGTTTTTTGATCGTGTTGAACACCTTGATCCGGAAGTTGTTATCAAGCGAGATTCTTGCCTTATACGAACCGAAATTTGCGCCGCCTCGGGTATTTTCCTCATTCTGGATGATATGCTGAGTCTCGTGAAGAACAACGCTGCGCTTCAATAAATCAGGAATATCTGAGTTAATACGGATGAGCCGCTTGTCAGCGTCATAACTCCCCCGGCTGGTCCATCCCATGTCCTCAAGCCTGACACGGACCTTGGCGATACCGGGATAGCTCTTGAACAGTTGCGGATGGGCCAGCACTTCGTCAAGCGTTCCGTCCTCGATCTTGACATCGGACAGCGAGTCGTCGATCTCGAATTTCCAGTCATTGCCGAGCTTCCACCAACCGGTTGTCTTCCATATCTGATCCCGATCGATACCCTGTTGTTCCATCTTCTGCGCTGCGGCAAGGGTGAGCTTGTCGGCTGTCTCTGCCCTGGCCCCGGCGAAGGTGAAGAGGGGAGAATCTTGTTTCCCTGCAGCGCCGCCCTTACGGCTCCACGCCTTCGTCCCCTGCGTGAACAGCGCAACGAGATCGGATTCGGTAAGGTTCTCGAAAGGAACACCGAGGCGGAAGAGAGCGGCCTTAACAACGGAGATAATGCGGCGGAACAGCGAGTGCTGGTGGTTGGTTTTGTCCTGCAACCAGTACATCAAGCCTTCTTCGCTGCGATGCTCAGCCGCGGTATCGGCCGGCACCTTCGCCATCGCTGCTTGCATGGACTCGTTGGTCTGAGCCAACCGCTCGAAAGAGATGAGGATCTTCTCCCGCTTGGCCATGAAAGTCTTGTCCTCGCGGAGCAGGGCGTGACCACCCTCATGGAGCATGACGTACCGGGCATCGTCGGCAATGATGTTGTCGGCGAAGAGGTTGACCTTGCCGGTCTTCGGATCATAGACACCGGCTACTGTGCGGCTTTGGGTACGAAGCAGGGTGCCCTGCAAGTCTCCTTGTTCCTGCGTGATCTCAAGTTTCCCTTTCTGAACGAGGTTATCATACCCTCGCCCGAGAAATGAGCGCAGTTCGGTTTCTACTTGGCCGGTGGTGGTGCCGGTGGGAGTCGTGTCGGAGGACCGAGAGAGAAGAACATCTCCACCAGTCTCTTCCTTATCCGCTGCCGCCAATTCTTTTTCGATCTCATCCCGGCGTTTGCGCTTATCACGAAGCATGTCCATATACTCGAACTCTTGCCCGATCCGCGCGTCAGCTTCTTCGATCTGGCGCCGGTTCGACCGGAGGCTTTCCTTCATACCTTCAATCCGGCTGCCGATGTCGTTCAGGCCATTCTCCAGCTTCATGACAAGACCTGGCGCCGATACGTCCGAAAGGTTCTCGAGGTCGATTTCTCGCCATGGGGTTTTGGTATCGGTTTCCCGGTCAAGCATCGCAAGTTCGACGTATGGCTTGTTCATGGGCATGGATTTTTTTATCTGGATAGTAAATCCACCCATCTCGCCAATATCTTTTGTCGCCGGATCTCCTTTGAGGATGGTCGCCACCTCACGGAGCAGCGCATCGCCTGCCGCCTCCCGGTCCTCGTAGCTCTTCCCGGAGATTGTCGCCTTGAAGCTGTCGCCCTTGGTCGGGACCAGCTTTGCAGCGGCCCGTTCCATGGTGGCAATACTCCCCTCAATTCGCTGGATACCGGCCTTTGCGGCCTCCTTCTTGTACACCAGCGTCTGCTGGTCTTTCCTGAAAGCCGTATGGAGAGATTCGAGCCGGCTCAACTCGTTGTTAACCCCGGCCAACTCGATAGCCAGCGGATTGTCAGAAGAGAGGGCCTTGGCCTCTGCAAACGAATCGGCGGCTCCGTCGATATCCGACGCCTTGTCCACCGAGACATTGCCGGCCAGGAAATCGTCAATGAACCGCTGCTTGGTTTCAAGGAACTGCCACATGGTCTCATCATAACTGCCGCGGGCGATATAGGCGTAAATCTCCACCTCATTATTTGTGTTCCCCTGGCGGACAATCCTGCCCTCCCGCTGCTCGATATTCGCCGGGAGATATGTGTCGGCGTCGAAATGGTGCAGGGCAACCAGCCGCTTCTGCGCGTTGACACCGGTGCCCATGGCAATAGATGAGCCGATCAAGAAGCGGATCTTGCCGTCGTTCATGTCCTGGAACAACTTACGCTTCTGGTCGCTCTTCTTGTAGTCCTGCATGAAGGCTATTTCATTCGGCGGCACCCCGTTGGCAATGAGCTGGTCACGGATGAAATTGTAGAGAGAGAAGCCCCGCTTGTCCTCAGAGGATGGCAACCCCAGGTCGGCAAAGATCATCTGCGTCCCTCGCTCTTTTGCGGTCCTGTGATAAACCTCCATGCCCTTGTCAATCAACTTCGCCGTCTTCGAGTCGGATCGTAACGGGGCGTTGGGGTCAACGTATCGGTCATCCATGGCCGCATGTCGCCCGTCCGTGATGACACTCAGAATGATATCTTCGCCTTTCTTCGGCGGTCGCTTCCGGGATTCAATCTCTTTGACCCTGGCGGCCAGGGCCTTCTTGTAGTCCCGCTGCAATTGATCCGTCTCTCCGACAATCAATTTCCTGCCGCCGCCTTTGATCTTCGGCCGCTTGATATAATCCAGGTCGCGGGCATGGACAAAATCCCCGATCTCGGCCCACATCGCGCACAGCGAATGCAGGTTGGCAAAGTCTCCGAATCGAGACACCGGTTTGTAGGAGCCGCCAGGGGTCTGCTCGATGTTCGTCACCATTCCCCCGAATGTTGCGGCCCATGAATCGAAGTGGTTGAGGCCCAGTTCCCGGAGTTTGTCCTCCTGCAGAAACCGCTGGATGGTATACACCTCGCCCAGCGTGTTGGTGATCGGCGTCCCGCTCATCATGACCAGGGACCGGCCGGGGGCCAGCGTCTCCAAGAATTTCGTCTTCACGTACAGGTCAAAGGCTCGCATGGATCCCGCAGGATCGATGCCCCTGATGTTCGTCTGGTTGGTGGAGAAATCCAACTTCCTGAACTCGTGGGCCTCGTCAACGAATATTTGGTCAATCCCGGTTTCCTCGAAGTTGACACCCTTGTCCTTGTTGGCGGCATCAAGGACCTTTTTTAATCTCGCCTCCAGCCGTTTCTTCAGCCGTTCGAGCTGTTTCCGCTTCATCCGGTCCCCGGCGCTGTCGGCCAACAGAAGTTCGATGTCCTGAAGTTGCTCGTCAATGAATTGGCCCTGGAAGTCGGCGGACATGGGGATTTTGCCGAAAGCGGAATGGGTGATGATGATGCCGTCCCAGTTCTCCGACGCCACCCGACCCATGAACCGGTTGCGATTCTCTTTCGAGAACTGCTCTTCGTCGGCGACAAGGATCTTGGCAGCCGGGTACAGTTCGAGAAATTCGCCGGCAAACTGTTTCAGCATGTGGCCGGGAACCACCCACACAGGCTTTTTCTTGATGCCAAGTCGCTTCATCTCCTGGCCGGCGATGATACTGGCGATGGTCTTTCCGGCCCCGACCGAATGGGCCATGTAGGTATTGCCCCGCTGAATAATGCGCCAGGCAACCCGCCGCTGATGCTCGAACGGGTTCTTTACCCGGCTCAGGCCGGGGAATTGCATCTGCTTCAGGTACTCCCCACCAAACTCCCGCTTGACCGTGTTGTTATACTGATCGTTGAACCGGCGGGCGATGGTCTCGGCCGTCTGCTGGTCGCTCCATACCCATTCCTTGAAAGCCTTTCTGATCTTCTTCAGCTTTTCAACGGCGGCCTCGGTTTCGTCCTTGTTCAGGATCGCCTTGTGGTTCTCGTCGTAGTCAAAGATTTTCGGAGTGATATTGTTCAATGCCGCCTCGAGGAGAGAAGAGGCATTCGCCCGGCCGGTACCATAGTCACTGGTCGCCTTCGCCGCCCCATGACCGCTGAACGGCTCGATCTTCCAGCTACCATCGAGCGAAAGGTATGAAGCGGAGACGCCCATCTCCAGCACGTCCTGGGAGAAGTTGACGATATGCTCAGGATCAAACAGCGGCATCCCCAGGTTGACATCGATTCTGGATTGCGGGAGGTCTTCCGGCTGGACCTTCTCCAGCGCCTCGACGTTCTTCTGGAACTTCTTATCGACCTCGACCGCCGCCTTCGCTTCGGCCAGTTTCTTTTTGACGTTCCCGCTCAGGTATTCATCACTCGTTACCCATCGATGCCCATCGGGGTCCATGAAGATGAGGTCTTCCAGGGCAGAAAGGATATCCTTCTCAGGTTGTCCCAGCAGTTCGGTCATGAGCGGCAGGTCAACTCCACCGGTGCGATAGAGGGAGACGTGCAGGGCGTCGGTCGCCGTATCGATCTTCGGTTCCCGCGGGGAATCAATCACTCGCTCAGTGAAGATGTCAGCTTTTTTTGCCTCACCGGTGTCGAGGTCGTACCGCTCGATACTGGCGACAAGATAGGCGTCGGGGTCGCTCTTGAATTGGGAGAAATTGATGTACTGGGTACTGGTGCTCTCCGTCCCGTCCTTCAACATCCTGGTGGTGCTGCGATGCTTGTTGATGTGGCCATACAGGGCGACAAACCCGTCATACGCCTTGTTCAACTCATTCTGAGCGTCCTTCAGGGCGGTCGGGTCGTCTCCCTTCATCTGGACATAGAGGACGTTGCGGACGGCATCGCGGAGTTTGATGAAGTCTTTTATGATGGCCTTCTTGCCGCCGGTTGCCGATACCGGCCGGCCGACGCCATTCTCTTTCTGAAACAGGTCGCCGTCCTTGAGGAAGAACCCGCCTTCCTTGATCGCATCCGGGGCGAATTCAACCTCCAGCCGATCCTGTTTGTCTATCGCCCGGCCGGCGTCCTTCTGGTAGATGTTTTCCGGCAGGGTCTTGACCGCCTCATTGAAATGATCGGCAATAGATCCGTCTTTCGGCTCAACCGTATATTGGCCCGGCCCATACATCGTGCCTTTGGTCGAATGATATCCGAGGACCATCTCGGGGTGATTGGCGAAATACTCGTTTACATACACGGTATCTCCGTCCCTGGTGGACACCTCTCGTAACTCGGCCCACGACTCTCCGGCGGTCAGCTCTCCATCGGCCCGCTTCCGCAGGAAAATGACATCGGTCACAACCTCGGTACCGGCGTTTTCCTTGAATGCGGTCTGCGGCAGACGGATAGCGCCGATCAGATCGGCCCGCTTGCTCAGGTATACCCTGGCCCTATCCCTCGCCTTGTCCATCGTCCCCTTGCTGGTGATCAGCATCAGGAGCCCGCCGGGACGGACCTTGTCGATACTCTTGGCGAAGAAGAAATCGTGAACGAGGAACTTCTGTTTCGCGTATTCAGGATCTCCGGTCACCTTCACGTCGAGAAACGGGGGATTGCCGATAGCGATATCGTAGAAGTTGTTGGGAGCCTTGAAGTCGGCAAAGTCCATCGTCCGCACGTCATGGCGGGGATAGAGCAGGGAGGCAATGCCGGCGGTCGTCGGGTCCATCTCGACACCGGTGAATCTGGCCTGCTGGAATTTCTCCGGCAGCAGACCGATGAAGTTGCCGATCCCGCAACCGGGCTCAAGTATCCGGCCCTTGCCGTCAAAGCCAAAGCGCTCCAGGGCGCGGTACATCGACTGGATGACATCCTGAGAGGTGTAATGGGCGTTGAGGGTCGAACCCTGGGCCTCGGCATGTTCGGATTCGCTCAACAACTCCTTGAGTTTTTCCCCGAGTTCTCGCCAGGAATCATCCTTGAAGTGATCGATGTATTTACGGGAAACGGTATCCCATTTCTTGGTGGGAAAGATATTGTTGGCAAGCTCCGAGGCTCCCCAGCCGACATACTTGACCAGGGCGGCCTGTTGCTCTTTGGTCGCGGGCTTCCCGGTCTGTCGCAGTTCTTTCAAGATTTCGATGGCCCTGATATTGTCCCTGGCCTTCGTCTTGGCGCCGCCTTTCCCGAGATTGTCCGCGTCGGTGATGGAGTAGTTCGCCCCTACAGGCTGGTCAGGAACTCGTTCAGGTAGCTTGTCGATACCTCCCTGGCTACGTCCCGAGCCCGGTTTTCCTCCTGCTTTCTTTTCAGGTCGTCGTCCGGCAGGTTTTCCGTCATCTGCTTGAAGACCGTCCTTTCCGTTTCCAGGTGATCCCTCTCGATCCCCTCCAGGAACTCCTCCAGTACCCCCTCGCGCTTCATCCGCTTCAGGTCTTCCGGGTCGTGTTTCTGCAGGTACTCCGCTGCCATCTGTTTGTAGTTGCTCATCGCTGGCACCTCCTTTTTCTTTCAGCGTATCGCTGTTGCCGGAAGAAATCAAATCCTTGGTAAACTCTTCCTTGCCGGCAGGGATAGCCTGGATCTCGTCGTAGCCGTTCATACCGGTACTGTCCATGCCTGGGAAATCGCGGGCGGCGTTGTACCATATCTTCAGATATGGCCGGGCCGCCGTGCCAAGATCGGCAAGGATGGCCTTTGCGTATGCCCCAAACTGTCTCGCGCCGGACTCGATATGAAAGACGGCCAATTCCGCGCCAAGGGCGAATATCTCCGGGTCGAACCCGCTGTTGACCTGGTTGAGCTTCTCGCGCAGGCGCTTGACCAGCTCCTCTTTTCTGGACCGGGAAACCAGTTTGTTCCCCGCGCCATACTCATCCTTGGTAGTCTCTCCCTTATTGCTAACCTCCGCAGATTTGTTTTCATTAGCAGAAGAATTTAGCTGATTATCTGGCGTATCTTCCTGTGATTGCTCTTTGTTTTTGCTTGACTGTTGTTTGATTTCAGGACCATTTTTAGACGGCTCGCTGAACGCTACCTCAACAGCCCTGTCCCTTGCCGCCTCCATGTCCAGCGATTCACCTTCAAACAGGGTCTCGCGGTTTCCTCCATGGGTTCTCTCTACCTCATAATACCCATCATTCCTTGAGACAACCATGAAGGTCGCACCAGCATCTGTTCTGGCCGCCCCTCTTCGCTCAAGGGCACTCCTGAATTTATCCTTGGCTGACTCCTTGGGTTCTATTGGAGTGTCAGATTTGTCACTCGGAACGGTCTGGCTATCGGACTGCTCAGGCTTCTTCAACTGAGAAACAGCCCGCTCGAAAGCGGCCTCTTCCGTATCGCCATACCCACGAAGAGGCACAACCCCAACGGCCCCCGGCTTCGTGATTGTGGCCGTGAATTTCCCCTGCTGCTTCCTGTCCATGGTGGAGTAATGAATCACATAGCTCAACTCTGGCCGGCCTGGGACCGGAAGAGACTGGCCTGTTCCGGCCTTCATTACTGGCTTGGTTGTTTCTTCTTGCTTTCCTTCAGATTTGTTAGAAGAGGCTGGGGCCTTGGCTTTTTTATTTTCAAGGAGATCTCTGTACCCTCCCGACTGCATCCATTCTCTTTGCAGGGCACTGAAATTTTCCCAGGAGATCTGATGCAATTTTTCATTGCCCCAATACTCGCCAATGACCTGCTTCTCATCAGTTGAAAGAACATCCCAAGGATTGCTTCTATTCTCGGTCGCCGTCTGCTGTTCTGGCAGGTCTTTCAGGAACTTCTCCCGGATAAAGAATCCGTCATCCTTTTTGAAAGAGAATTGATCGATCTCCTTGGCCTGGGACTTGGAGAGATCTTTACGAACCACGCCACGGAGAACCTTGCCTTTCTTCGTGGTATGTTCAACAAGAGTGGGGCTGGAACCGCTATCATTGACGGCCCCGGTTACTGTTTCAGCTCCTGGCTGATCAGCTTGAACTTTTAAGGATTCCTGAACAGTTGCTTGTGACTCACCGGAAGGGGTTTCATGAGCCTCAACCGGCTTTGTCGATAATTCCTGAGAATCTACTCCGGATAACTGTGAAGTTCCGGGTAACTGTGATGCTCCCTCGAGCACCCTCTCGTTTCGCTCAGATTGATCGACATCGACCTTGAGCAATCCCTCGTTCCCTCCTGCCGATTTCGTTTTGTCGTTTTCTTTTTGGTCTGCTTCCGCCTCTGCCTGTTTTCCTGTCGCATTGCTTTCTCCTGTGGCGAGTGGCGATTCAAACTCGCCCTCTGCTCCAATTCCTGGTTCTTCCTTGCCAGTGACTCGCTTGATTGCCTCGACCACTGAAATTTCCTCTCCCTCCCTCCATGCCGCCCGCATCGCTTTCGACACCTCGCGGCCATAGTCCTTGGCAATCAGGGCAAGAGGTGTGTTCATCGGCACCGGGTTGTCGAGGTCGGGGTTGGGTTCCTCCACTGGCCTTGATGCGGCAACAGAGCGCTGGATGGCCTGCTCTTCCTGCTGCATGTTCTCGAAATCGTTTTTCCTCTTCCTGCTGTCAGCGGAGTCTTGTTCAACCTGGGCCTGGTCGGCAAGATCATAGAGAAGGTCGTTCGCTTCGGACTCGGAGTAATCCGGGAATGCCTGATCAAGGCCGCTCTGCGGGACCAACCTGCTGGCGGTGTCCTGGAGAACAGTCGGGGCGGTGCCGCGCTCAACATCCAAGGGATTGCCCTGCACATCGGCCAGCCTTGAAAGCGCTTGATCTGGAGCTACTGGTTGCTGCCCGAGTATCTCCATGCTCTTCTGTGCCATCCTGGACACAACCCCGGCAGGTTCTACCGTCTCTTCGTTGAGGCTCTCATTGAGCAGGGCATTCACCTCGTCTTCCAGCGGATCAGCACTTGGACCCTGCTGAACCGGCAGACCTGATACGGCGTTGGTGAGGGATTCCGGCAACTCTCCTGGATTGGGGATCTGAGCATCAGGATTGGATGCACGGCGAATAGGGGAGCCGGCAAGGATATCTTCTTTCGCGCCAGCCAGCCATATATCAGCATCTGGAACCTTGTTGGCCTTGGCCTCCTTGTGCAGCATCTCGACTACTGCTGTACGTTCTTCCGGTTTTGCTGCTGCGGGATTAGTCAGGATGGTATCAATTGCCTCGGCCCTCTTGGCGTTCTTGAAATGGCCAGCGAGGCCAAAGGGGGCGAGGAGGGCAGTCATTCCGAGAGTCGGGCCAATAACATCCAGTGTCTGTCGCAAGGGGTCTACGGCAACCCCTGCCCCTTGTTCAACCTTTGCCTGGCCGTAACTTTGCCCCATCTCGGTGGCGACTTCACCGCCAGCCGTGGTAGCGAGTTGCTTGCCGAATGGCTTCAATACCTCTTTTCCGGTGATGGTACCAAGGGATGAGGCCATTGTCGGCTGCGTTGCTTTGCCTAAAACCTTGCCGCCTATTCCGAGGAGTTTGCCGCCAAGGAACGTACCAACCGTCTCCCCGCCTGTCTCTATCGCCCCCGACTTCCATCCCGCCGTCGTCGCCTTGTCTTCATCTCCTCCGGCTTTTTTGACATTCTCATAGGTTGACTGAGCCTGCGCCATACCCATAGGGACAGCCCCGCCAAGGGAAGCCAAACCAAGGCCCAAGGCACCGCCTACAGCCGCTTCAGGGGCAAGCGACAGCCCTGCGCCTATGGCAAGAGGAAACGCCACTGAGGGGGCGAGCATCTCCGCGCCGGAGGCCAGCGAGTTGGTGACGATATTATGTGAATCGGGATTCAACTGAAGATCAGGACGGGCGAGGGTCTTCTCAGCCTTATCCGAGATACTCTTGCCCAGTGCGTTGACGGTCTGGCTTAATCTCCCGCCGTCTTGGTCGGAGGCCCACTGCATCGCCTTCCCGGTCGTGTCCGGGAGTTCCCCGATAATGCCGCGTTTCAGTCCTGTGCCGATCTCGCCCAAGGCTGAACGGTTGGCCCCTTCCGCCAGGGCCTTTTCATTGTATGCCGCCTCAATCTCTTTGCGAAGATTGGGCTGCTGGATCTTCTGCTGATAAGCTGCTGTTATTTCGTCTCGGAGAGCCATTTTTACCCTTGGGTCCTTTATTCACGATCCAATAACATTTTCAGGAGATAGGCCGGAAGGAGTGGGATTGCCGCCCGTTGTTCGGCTTCCGAGTAGCTATCCCATATCTTCGTGAAATTCTTCACGTCACCGGTTTCGCCAACTTCAATCAGTGCCTGTGCTTTCTTTCTCCCGGCTATCTCAGGACTTGATATCAGGGCTGAGTTTTGGGGATCGTCGGGATTCACCACATAGGAATATTGGCTTTCCCCTTCAGGCCCCGCCTCTTTATTGGTGACAACCTGGGGCTTGGCCTTCTCCCCGAAAGCATCAAGAACCCGCTTCGCGTTGCTGATCTGCTCTGCCGAAGAATTTGCATCTGCCAGGGTCTTCTGGGCGTTGAACATCATGGTCGCTATCTGCTGTTGCTGATTTGCCGCTCCGAGACTGGCCTGTCCGAGTTGCTGTTTTATCCCAAGCATACCAGCCTCAGTCCGCGTCTGAGCATTAGCCAGACCTGTCTGGGCATTCTGTAGCGGCACCGTGCCATTCTCGGAAACCCACGCCGTATTCCGTTGGTCGTATCCTGTCAACCGGGCAGTATTGAGGTCGGCTATCCCGGCATTGGCAGCGGCCATCTCATCCGCTCCGGTGCTGTAAATAGGATTCTGGTCTTTATCCCAGCCAACTATTTGCCTGAATTGCTTGGCACTGACAAACGGCCGCTCAAGGGCAGGAGGACTATTATTCCCCGACCCGTTGATGGTTTCCCTAACTACCAACCTGCCCGTCTTCTCGTCTCTCAGCATGGAATAGTTGATATCGGGATTCGGGGAGCGTAACATCTCTTTTACGCCGCCAAGCCGGCTCATCCTCTCTGTATCTTCGGGGTACAGGAAGTTGGGCTGGGGCCGCTTCCGGCTGCTGCTCGGTGAAGTATCCCTAAGCGGATTGGTGTTGTTAATTTGTGGTGCTGAATTTTGAGGCTGCGCGATAGGTTGAGCTGGAGGTTGAGAAAGTCTTGATTGCCCCCGCAATTTTTCTCTTGCCATCTCGGCAGGGTTTGCCGCAAGAGCCAGCCTGCCCCCTGGTTGCGCACCTACTGGTTTTTTCTCACCAACCAAGCTCTGCGTAACAGGGTTCAAGACAAACTTGCTGTTATCGATCGGCTGTCCGGTAAACCCTCGATACATATTGTTTCCGACACGGTTCAATGCTCGTGATGGAAGGGTCGCCGCATCAGCGACATTCCCGGCTGCGAATTTTGCAACTGGTACAACTGGTTCAAGCAACTGCCTTGCGCCCTGCCCGACCCAACCGGCAGCACTATCCCCGGAGAAGCCCCCGGCGTTGGCACTGGCTGGTCTGCTATCCCGTTTCATCTGTCCGATGGTCGGTCTCTCAAGAATCTTCTTTCTCTCTTCAGGTGTCATATTTATTCTCCGTTGCAACAGTTTCGCTCTGTGACGCTGTGGCTTGAACTGTACTGATCAGATACCGACGTGCCGTAAGACTTGCTCTTGCCGCTACTGTCGCTTCGGCTCTGGCTATACCCCAGGTTCGCTCCTGCCGAGACACTGGACAATGCCGCCGCTGAAAGCTGACTGGCAATCTGCGCCTTGGCCTTGATGAGTTCCGCGTTGATCTCAGCCTGTGCCGTCTCAATCCTCGCCAGCATATCCCCATACCTCAGTTGAATCTCTGAATTGGCTATGGCAACTGCGGTTTCTGCCTTGTAGGAATCGGTAAGAGCAGTGACAATCGAGGAGAATTTCCTGATTTCCCCGTCGAAGACCTGGAGTTTCAGTCCTTCCGCCTTGGCCTGGATTTCCGCCTGACTGACATTGGCTGAGATATCCGCTTTGTATTTCTCCAACTCAGCCATGAAGATATTGACTTCACCCTGGCTCTTTTTCACTTTGGCATCGAGGACAGACACGTCTATCTCTGAACGGGTTTTGTACGCTTCGACCACCTTGCCATATCCCTCAACTTGATAGGAATACATCTTGGCTTTCTCTGACTCGCCGGCAATCTTCGCCTGATAGAGATTGTACTCAGCAGTGACTCCCTCGACCTGCGCCTTGTACGCCTCGACGTAGGCTTTGAACTGCTCGACCCGGACCCCGTTGATTTCGGAAATGACCTTCTGCCCTTCCATCTTGGCGAGGTAGATCTTTGCCATCGTGTCGATTGCGGCAAGCTGTTTGCCGTACAGATCAACGGTCAGGGACTGCATCTCGACAGAGAGCTTGCGCCCTTCGATGGTAGCCTTGTACAAATCCGCCCTGGCTATCTCAGCCTGAATCCTGGCCTTAAATATCTCAGCCTCCGTCTTGTACCCTTCCAGTCGTGCCGAGAATGCCTTTACCTGGATGTCGTATTCCTGAATGAGGAATTCAAGAGTGACCTTGGATGCCTCAAACGCCCGCTGCTGCACCGAGTTGAACAGGGCCATGTACTCATGTTCCAAGGCCAGCCCTTTATCGATGATGAAGGTGCTATACTGATAGGCGAGATCGGCGGACTTGGTTATTATATCAAGGTTGAGGTCATCAACCCGGAACTTAGCCTTAAACCTTATCTCGTCAAGCCTCCCAACAAGCGCCCCTTGTGGGAGGCGTGCCCCTCTGCTGGAAAAATCATTCAGCGTCAGAAGCTCCTCTCCCTGTAAGTCGTAATCCAGTCTTGACCTGCCTCGATCATAGATAGCCTGCTCAACTTCCGGCAGCATCCCCTTGCCACCGTTGATAATCCCATCCTCAATTTTCAACCTCAGCATCCGGTTGAAGTCTGTATCGTATGCCGCCTCATTCCATGAATACACCAGATCGGGCGCGGTCAGGTCGGCAGTCGGGAAGATGGCGGCAAACTCCGGGAGAGAAAAGACAGGTTCATCCGGAGGCAAAATCTCTCTGAGTACCGGCAGCGGAGGCGCCAGAGGTATCTCAGAGTCAGACGGAAGAGTGATCGTCAGTTCAGCCGGGGGAGATTGCGTGAAGGTCGGCGGCAGTGTACTCGGTGCTGCGGGGATGAAGAAATTCGGCAGCGGCACATTGAACTCAGGGACGCCCAGAGGAATGATGTCGTAATTCTCAAGGACCGGAGCGGTCGGAGTGAACGTCACCGGGGTAACGGCAATCGGTGTGATCGTCGGACTGACCGGGGTCGTCGGCACCAATCCAGAGATACCGGCAGGCGAGCCGAGGCTGATCGGGGAAGGGGCTGGCCAGTTGAAACTGACGCTGGTCCCGGCGCCACTGCTCCCCAGATATCCCAATGCCGTACTGAAGGTCTGGTCGGCATAGTCCTGAGATAGAGCGAATCTGCCAGCCACCAGGCTGTGTGTGACTTCTGAGGTTAGAGGGTCTTCTGTTACGTAATCGTCTGCCGGATATCCTAACCCACCCATATTATGCCTCTATTTCGTATTTTACCAAGCCAAGGAATATCTCACCTTCAAACATTACCGTATCGTCAATGCCTTCTACATTCGGGATGATATGCCGCCATGCCCCGTTGTCTGTTCCGAATACCGTTTCCGTGATCTCGTTATGGTTGTTCGGGCCTACGTAATAATACTTGAACCAGCTATATGTCCCGCCGTCTTCCCTGATACCTGCGCTCATCATGCCGGTGATCGCGGCAATGCTGTCGGTGTTGTAATACTTCATCTTATTGAAGTATGCCGGGACGTATGCAGGGTAATAGCCGGAGTGTTCCGCCAGGAGATATTTCCTGTCGTCTACCTGGAAATAGTCAGAGAACGATTCCGTTTCGGTTGTCGTATATATCGCATCGCCACCATATACCCAGCCGTTTGAAGTTTGCGTTGTTGATGGGTATGGATAGTTTTGTGTCCTGGTTGTTGTGCTAGACTGTTCATGAATGCTGTAACCACTACAACTCTTTGACGAGCCGCCACGTTCTGCCCTGATTGAGTTCTCAGCATCAAACAGCGACTGCTCAGACTGTATATGCGACGAGGTGTTTTCATAATATCTTACATTCCAGTCTTTGAATGGTGGATTGAGGCTCGCCTCAATCGCATACCAAGAATCAAATTTCTCCTTTACTTGAAGACGCATCTCTTCGTCGCTTGGAGGCGACGGATCGGATGCGAACACGGCATCACTGTGAATAGCATAATGCGGTACGTTATCTGCTACCTTGCCACCAGAAGATGATGAAAATTCTGTATAATACGGAGCGTAGTCGCCCCCCCAAAGTGTAAGCCTGGATGAATATGTTACCCCGGGGGTGGGAGAATACGCCCCTACCGCCATTGCGTCCATAATCCAGTTTCCGTACAAATCGTAACACTTGGCTATTTCCGGTGTCGCACTCCATGTGAGCGTGCCTGCTTCCCCGGAAGATTCCCCGTCCGTCCAGTCTAGGTCATCTTCTTCTGGGCGGACGCCGGTCTGGGCGATGAAATACAATTCGGGGGCATTGATACTGCCATCGTACTCATTGTCTCCAATTGAGATCAGTTGCCCGTCAAGGTCGGTTTCGATATTGTCATCAAATGCCTCTACTGGAATCTCAAAGATATTTGGGAAATGGAGATACGGACCTTCAAACGTCCCACTCATGCAGGCTATCCAGTGGGTATTGTCGATGCTCCTGATAACCGGGACAATCTGCTCAATCTCTTCCGTGCTCCCTTTCTCTTCCTTGGTAGGTTTGACCTCGAGTTGCGCCATCGGTGAGGTGATGTGGATATCTTCTTTGCCGTGAACAAGTTTGTACGTAGCGATTGATCCGTCATCAAAAGACTGTTGCCCGGAGATGATCGGCAATTCGTTGACATTCATCCGCTTCATCTTGCCGAGGTGCGCCCGTGCTTCGTGAAAATGGGAATACGCCCTATCCAGATCCCCGGTCAGCGCATACTGTGTTCCTTGATGAGTAAAGGTCTTGGTCGGTACATTCTGTTCCGGCTCGGCCTTGCCCCGTATCTCATCCCAGTTTTTATTCATAAGCCGAGTCTGCGATTGACCGGAACGAAGATCCCGTCGATAAAATCTATGGAGAAATCAGAACCGGCAACATTGGCGACGGTGATCCCCCAATACTCGCCTTTCTGCTGGCTGCTTACAGGGACTTCAATGGTGTGCTGCAAGAGCGCCGTGTCTCTGGGGGAGACTGTATAGGTCATGGTCGGAACGTAGGCCGTGGGGGTATCCACCTTGATTGTCATACTTCCGGTAAATTCCCCGCCCAGGTACAGGCGCCTGCCCTGCTTCACAAGGTCATCTCCCAGTTGGGACGGCCCCAGTTCAAACCAGGCCGAGATGTTCCGCTCATCCGAGGTGGTGGTGTAGACATCCCTTAACCCGCCATCCAGGGTAAATATCCCGTCAGGGCTTGCGCCTAGCGGTCTGCCTTCAAACATGGTGAATGAGTTGAAGGCTGCGGGGTAGGAGTGCTGAGTGACTGCACCATTTCTGAGATTGAGTTTAACCGTTGTCATATCCGCGCCTGTATCTGATTATTTCGTCCGAGGTGATGGTAAAGTCTGTACTCAAATCAACCCCGATGAAGAACTCGCCTACGGTCGGGGGAGTCTCGCCCGAGAAAACCATTGTCGTCTCTTCACCGATGGCAACCGCGCCATCCATTGCAGGAGACAGACCGGAGAAATTCATCTCGTTAACAAGGAAGCCAAACGAGCCTGTCATTGCAGGAGACAGACCGGAGAAAGACCCGTACTGTTCCATCTCGCCAGTGAACGCGCCATCCATTGCCGGGGTAATGCCGGCGAAGTCCATCGCCTGTTCAAAATCAAACCCCCCAGACATAGAAGGAGTCTTGCCGGTGAATGAACCCCAGTTCTCTTCCTCTATCTCAAACGCCCCCTGCATGACAGGAGTCCGACCTGAGAACTCCGCGCCAAATTCAAAACTTCCCTGCATGACAGGGGTATTCCCCATGAAGTCGGCATACTGGATTTCCTCAAGGACGAACGCGCCCGTAGAGGCAGGCGTTTCCCCTGAGATTTCCATGCCGAACTCAAACGTGCCAGTCGAGGCAGGAGTCTCCCCGGCGAAGTCGTGCGGATAGACAAACGCCCAATCTCCCTGCATCTGCGGAGTATTGCCGGTAAACTCTACCGTGTCGGCAAAGGTGAACAAACCCCGTATGTTTGGAGTCGTCCCGGCGAACTCCATGTTCTCCGCTACGCCTGCCGTGATGATAGTAGGGGCATATCCGGTGGAGATGGAATGTCCTGTGGTCGGTTGTGCGTAATCGGTTAGAGCGGTGACAGTGGGAACATATCCGGTAGAAACGGAGTGCCCCGTTGTCGGATATGCTGCCTCAATCCCATCGTCTAAATAGAGGAGACTCGCCCGAAGACTCATATCACATCACAAGGAGGTTCCAGAGGAAGTCCCGGCCAGTCCCGGCAATCTGTTTCAAGGTGCAGATGATTTCTGTATCGACCGGCACCGGCACGGAATATTTGTTCGGTTCTGCCTGGGCATGGGCATAGGTCTGCGAATATGCCAGCCGTGACGTTCCCCCGGCAGCGGCCTTGGTCTTGATCCGCAATTCCAGCACATCACCGAGAGCAAGGTTGGAGGTGTCCACAACCAGGACATAAACCCCTGGATTCGCCTCGGTGTCGAGGATATGCTCAGTGTTGATAATCGCTGTCTGTGTCGCAGATCCTACGGAGGTTACAGCCATGTTTGTCTCCTATGCTATACCGTAAATGAATACGTCGAATTTCCTGTCTGTGGCATCTACTATGGTGCAGGCCGCCCTTGCTGCGATTCGGACCCCGGCTGGAATGCTGATCTCAAAGCAGGGGGTGTGCGCCGGTACAAGAGCATCCGGGTAGTCGTGGGCAGCGAGGGCGATATTCGGGATAAGCACCTGTTCAACGCCAGCCCCCCCGATCCCGATATCGACCAGCCATAAACAGTTCGTCATAGCGGTGTTGGCTGATGTGCCGAAACCGATAATGGCCGCTCGCAGGTTCGCAGGGCAGGCCGCGACAATCTCCACCCATGCCCCCTTGGTGTTGTCAACCGCGCCGGGGTCTATGGCTACACCTCCAGAATCTGCGGTGCTGGCTCCGATAGTGACAACCCTTCCCCCCGCCGACTGCCCGTTTGCTTCAAGCAGAACCCCAACCCTGATATACCGGCTTGCTGATGTGGTAGTTCCCTGCACCCTGGCCGCAATTCTGGTCCCGGTCCGCACCGGGATCGGGATGCGTGAGCAGAACGAAACCTTGTCTCCGTAGGATGTCGAGCCGATGGATATGTTCAGGTTGGCAACGAGTACCTGCTCGGATCCGGCAGGGCCAATGCCGATATCAACCAGATAATCCGTGCCGCCGTACCCTTCAGGAATCATTACCGTGATGGCTGAAGCATCAATATCGGCGGTGCCCAATTCAACCCATAACCCCTTGGTGTTTGCGGTGAGCGAAGGATATACCGGCTTTGGCCGGGAAAGAATGTCATTCCCGACCATGCTGAACTGTTGCGCCGTGCCTTTTGTCTGCCAGTCTCCCATGTCGGACCCTTATGTTATGTCGAAGATTCCGCCGGCGGCGAGTTGGATTACAAAATCATTGCCAACGGCAGCGGTCTTGTCGGCCCCGTCCTCAAGTTCGCAGTACCGAATGAGTTTGCCGGAAGCGACATGGTAGATCACCGCATACCTGGCCGTGATCGCCCCGCCTACGGCGGCCCAGGAGATATCAGCCGCATCCCACTTGTCCACCCCGGCAGTATTGATGAACACAACCGAAGTCAGCCCGACCCCACCAGCCGTGTAACCGTTGGCATTGGCGTGTTCGTGCCCCGATAGATCAGCCCAGGTGTCATCTGTCAGATCAGGCGTGTAGGTGCTGAGAAGCAGGGCGCACTTGAACGTATCGGCTGCAGCATCGTCATAGTCTATGGTGCCGGTCATGCCGTAGAAATTGGCCTTGTGAAATTTAATCCATGCCGAAGCACTCATGGGTTACACCCCATACTGATACGGGAAGGTGAACGAACCGGCGTTGAGGTAATAGGTCTTGCCCAACTGGATCGCGGTCGTGGCGACCAGGGCATCAACCCCGGAAGTCGTGCCGACCGACATATCAATCCTCGCCAGGGTCGTGGAGGCAAGGCCATTGTCGGCAGGATTGGCGCACAGTCGAATCCAGCCAGCCGTGCCATTGGCAAGCCCAACCCCCTTGGGTGTCTCAGCGGCAGCAGTAGCAATAACGCCATTGGCGGATTCGTCAAAGTTCAGCCCGTTGGCAGGGGCGCCGTGAGCGAAGGCCCCGCCGTTGTTGGTGTATTCGACCAGAAGCGTAGCGGTCCCGACTGCGGCATCGGCTGTGGCAGGCTGTGACCCGGAATATTCGCGCATGACGAAGTTCCGCATGACATCCCGGAGTGCCCCTCCAGAAGCGGCGACGATGGCGAAGACCGTGCCGGCTGCTTCAGTGGTAGGTGCAGGGGTAACTGTCAAGGCACCGGCAGCAACGGCTGTGACGGTGAACGTGGTATTGTTATTGGCCGTGCCGAATGCCCGAACCAGATCGCCAACCAGAAAGCCAGCGGTCAACAGGCCATTGCCGGAATCCCTGATCTGACTTGTGGCGTTGTCAAAAGAGATGGTGTTTGCAGCTTTGGCGGCATGGATAGTGGCCCTGCCCCTACCGTACATTTGGTCTCTTAAACCTGTGCTGAATCGAATTGCCATGATGCTCTCCTATGAGCTACTTGATGAACTGAGCCAGTAAGGTCGATCCATCAACGAGGATCGCACCTGATGTGTATGGAGGGAGTAAATCTATCTTTTCTTCTGTGATATTCGTTACATTACCTGTGGCATCGCCAAACATTACGCCTTCATTGGTGAGCCAGAACGCCACCTCTGTCTTGCCGCCAGCCTGGTAGACATAGTTCCCGGTCTGGTCCATGGACATTACCCCGACTACGGGCTTGCTCGACCACGGCAGGGCCGGGTGATTATCAACCACCTTCCAGTCAAACTTCAGGGGATCGCCGGAAACGAAATGCGTCCGCTCCGAATCGGAGACATAGATACCGCCAGCAACCGGGCGGACCATCGTCACGGCAGATTCAAGCGAGAGAAAGGCATCTGCGAAGTCGAACAGGTCAGGGCCGTATGCCTCGGAGTACCTGACTATCTTCCTGTCTTCAGCAATGCCGGCGATGTACATCCGCCCATTGTAATAGCCGAGGATGTTCCCGGCAGGCGGATCGTAGAAGATCCTTGTCTGGTTGTTGGAGTAAACCGTGGCAGCCTTCACCCAAGGCTGATTCACCCCGCCCACCACCTTGCCTTTCTGTATCCCATTCGACCAGTAGCCAATCCCGTCAACCACCTCGCAACAGACCGGGGCAGGCGTGACGGTAGAAATCTGCACATACCCGGAAAATCCAGGCTTGAGCAGGAACAACCCGTCATCGACAACAAACAGGCAATACGGCCGGACTTCATAGACCGAATGGGCATTCTCAGGGACACGCTTAACAGTCCCTCGTCTCCGCATGATCATGTTGCCATCGGTAATATCGACATTCATGCAGGCGGCGAGGTCGACCAGGCCAATCTGTCCGGGAAACCCGCCTTGCCCCTGAGAATACGGAGAACGTGACGGATCTGGTTGCGTTCGTAGTCCGAAAGAGCCTTTCAGTATCGACAGTTTCATTTCATATCGCGGGTGCAGGTTATTACCATCCCAACCACTTTGACTTATCAACAGGAGGTTCAGGCATCGGCCTTGCGTACCAATTTTCTTGCATTCTGCTGATGGCATCCTCGAACCTGCCCAGATGAAAATCGGTGTTGACCTTGTTCCCTTCAATGCCATCCTCGATCCGCGAGAACGCCATCCCGCAGGCGTAGCCGATCAGGGCCTGATCGATCAGCTCCGCTATTTCCGTGTTATCTCCCATGCCATCCGGGAAACTGGTATTGGTATCCAACAACAGCGCCGGCTTGCGGTAGAAGCGGAGGGCGATCTCGGTTACGACGGACGGAACGCGCTGATAAAACAGCGACCCGGCATTGACGGCAACGCTTTCCACTTGGCCGACATCGGAGTTGAGCTTGAACCCAACATCACGCATCATGCCAATGTTGGGATAGACCCACACGGGATCCCCATCGATGGAGGCCTGATACAGGGTCCGGTGATAGGTGGCTGGCAGGGCTACGACGTGGTTATTAAGAACGGTATTGACAGCAGCAGCCCCGTCTGCCAGGCCGGGAAGGAGCACCCGGCCGGCTACCGCGAACAAGCCACGATTCAACCTGGTCAGAAACCATACTCTTGTGAATCGCGGGTCCAGGACGATATCAACAACCTCGTCAATCAACTCTATGCCATTCATGTTCCATCCTTGAGCGCCCGGCCCTCAAGACCGGGCGCTGTTCGTGTGCTGTTCGTGCTACCTGAAGTGACTTATCCTGAAGTGACCATCGACATGACAATAATCTTGATCACAACACCGGCGTTTGCGGCATTGTTGGCATTGATTGTCAGGGCGATATCATGCCGCTTTGGTACCGCGATGGGTGCGGCAAAAAGGTCGATATCCTGGTCTGCATTGATGTTGGCATCGTTCGCGAAGAGATCGAGGTCATTTGTCCCGTCCTCCTCCCGGTCGATATAGCCGACATCGACGGTCGTCAGTGCAGCCGGGACAACGGCCAAGGCCAGCAATCTCATGCTGAGATAGGTGTTGTACTGGTTTTTCCTGCGGAGCCTGATCACCGTGCCATTTGGTTCGGCGCCGGTCATGGTGTACTCCAGGATATCGGCGCAGACATTGCCCATATGGGAGTCCGCCGCCAGGTCTTTGTATTTCGGGGCATCTATTGTAGCCATAAAACCTCCAATGATTGAACAGTTGACGAGGGGCCGAAACCCCTCATCTCATGGCTTAGACAACGGCAGCGTCAAACACGCAGACACCGTAATCGTTTATCCGGCCGGACGAATCGGCAAACCGGATCTTGGCCAGGCCCATGATCCAGTCCATCCACTGTCTCCACCAGGCCTTCTGGTTGAACAGTTCACCGTCCATCAGGAAGTTGCCGAACCCCCCAGGCAGAACCGATCCATACGCCATGGCCAGGGCCTGCCCGCCAAGGATGATGCCGCGCTCAATCATCACACCTGCCGGGACAATCTGATTCGCCTCGGTGGCTGTATCGTCGTTGGCAGAGACAGCGATGGTATCGCCTGCCTGCCAGCCAATCGGCTTGTTGTAGCGCTTGAACAGGATGTTATCCTTCATGAACATCTCGCCCTTGAACAGCGGATGATTGAACCCGGAGGTCCGCTTCAGCGCATTGGCGACCTGCTGCTGGAAGGTGGTGGAACTCGACTCGTAATTGCTCCACATTTTCGGCGTGATGAAGGCAATATACATCGGGTCCGTTCCAGGCTCGGTGTCCGTAGCGCCCAGGCTTACCGGCTGCAGCGGGTGCGGCATCAGTTCAATGGCCTCTTTGAATTTCCGGCAATCATCAACGCCGAACGTATCATTGGCGGTAATCGCCGTGAGGCCATCAGCGCCGCTGATGGACGAAGCGGCCCCGCAATAGAACTTGCGGTCAAAGGTCGGTGCTTTGACGGGATTGACCATTATTGATGCATAATCAGGGTCGCTCGCCAAAGGCAGGATTCGGTCGGACGAAACATATGTCCCACGCGCCCCGGCGAGATGGTTTACAGCGATTTCATCGGTGAGGTTGCCGTGATACTTGGTCAACAGCGGCCGGCCGAGTTTCTTGAGGTTGTAGCCGACCTTCTGCTGCTCGATCATCAGCGGCACCTTTACCGCCTTGTGACACTGATCGATCCGCATCTCAAAGCGGGCGGTAGAGACATCCTCTTCAAAGCCATCGCGCTTTTCGATGCCGATTGACGGCTTGCCGGACAGGTCGTGGATAATGGTTACAGACACCTGATTGCCATGTGTGGCGGTCAGGTCATTGATCTGCACGACCGGCGCGGTCGGTGGAGTTTGCACCTTGCCGTCCCTGGCCTCGATGAGAGAGGGCGCGGAAGCGGTGAGGAGATTGGGGAGAGAGTGCTGCTTGTGGCACTCCGAGAATATGATCTTGTCGGCTAAATACTGTTTTGAATCTGGCATATGTCACCTAGATATTGAGCGCCCTGTCGATCTCGTCCCGCTGTTTCTCAGGCAGACTGTTATAGAATTTCATCTGTGCCTTTGAATCATCGATGGCGAGCATTCGGTCCAGGGCATTAGTTCCTGTGGATTGCGAGGGGACACCAGGCGCACCGGAAAGCGACGGCGGCATTTCCGCTGTCGTCTCGTCTGGCCTCTTGGCCCCCTCCATGACCTCGTTTTTCACCAGTTCCACTACCTTGGCGAACCGTTCGGGGTAGGAGAGTTGCGCGTATTCAGGGACGGCGAGGAGTTCATCATCCTTCGCTACCGCCCTGGCCCACAATGCGGGACTGTTTTCCCGCCAGTATGACAGCTCATCGTTATTGTCGATTGCCTTCAACAGGTCGGGATCAACCGTTGGATTCGCCTCTGGCTGAGTAACCGTAACGACTTCCGGTTTTGTGCTGGCCTTCAGGATCTCGGACGTTGCCTTGAGCATATCGGCCAGTTCATCGCCGAACTCATTCCTGATTTCCTCAATCTTCTCGTCCGTGAACACTGCCGCCGGATCGAAAGACTTGGAAATGATCCCCTTGTCCTGTATCGCGGCTTTGATCTGTTCAAGCTCGGTTTTGAGCTGGCCAACCTCGTTTTCCAGCACCTCGGCTTTTTCAGCCTTGGCCTTGGTCTCTTCCAGTTGCCGCTGAAGCTCCCGCTTTGCATGACGCTCCGCCGCCCATTTCGACGGCGGAGCGATGTGCTTCGTCAGGTCTTCTTCAGGTGGTGTTTCTGCCGGCGGCTCTTTCGGTGTCTCGACCTCTTTGGGTGCCGAACCTTCTGTTGCGGCCACGGCCTCGTCAGCCACCATCTTGTCCTCGAGCGCCTGCATCTGCTCCGGGGTCATCTCCCTGATTTCATCGATTTCTGCCATACTGTTCTCCTGTGCGTTTTTACGGTGTAATCGCCTCACGAGGCAGAGTTTCCATCCCTCTGCCGGGGAGAGACGGGACCGCTGCATGGCCCGCCGTTGGTAATGCTGCCCCTGATGAGCCAGGGGGGAAGACACGCCGCTGATCAGGCGGCGCCCCTCCGTTGTTCCTGCCGGACATTTTCCCCGGCTTGATTCTTTCCTGTAGTTTGGTTTGTCATGACTCCCCCGGCCTTGAATTGCCGGATGAGTTGAGCGGTCTCGATACGCTTCTTCAGTGCGTCAGCTGTGGCATTATTGGCCTGGGCGTTCTTTTGTCGTGCTGATGCCTGGATATCCTCAACCTCAGCGTCGAACCTCTGTTTCTCCATGGCCTTCTGTTCTTCGGCGGCCTGGGCCTGTGCGGCCTCGTTCTGCTCGCGCAGGGATTCGTCCGACTCATAGCCGAGCATCTGGTTGATCAGCTTGATAGCCTGATCTTTCTTCGGCATCTCGGACGATTCCAACCAGAACGGCAACAGCGCCCCTTTGAATTCATCGGGGATGTTCTGCATGATATTGGTCAGGCGCATGTGGGTGTGTTGTTTGTAGCCTGCCGAGGTGTGGATATCCTGGATAGCCACCTGGGCACGGAGCAATGAGACACGGTTGTTCGGTCCGTCATTCAAGACTACCTGCTTCCGCTGTTGGCCGATCTCTTGCGGGACGTTCACCATGATCTTTCGCTGGCCGATATCGGTCACAACGTGGGCAAATGCAATGTCGCCAACCGCTTTACGGGAAAGTTGGTAGTTCGCGTTGATCTTCCCCAGCGACTGGGCGCCGAGTTCGGCGATAGACTCGACAGCTATGCCGCTTTGGCTTGATTCGGTCTGGCCCTGGAATGTCTGGTAGATTCCGGAAGCGGCGTTGATCTCCTCTCGCGCCCTTTTGCATATCCCCTCCAGCACGGCAATCTTCTCCCACTCCCGGATAACCTCGAAACTCCTGCCGTGCTTCTTGTTGATCACGCCATCGGTGCGGTTGATCTCGAAAATGGCCTGAGCGTCGCTCATACCGTGCAGGGCATCATGGTCCTTCTCGATCCTTCTCGACCTGAGAATGCGCTGAATCTCGACCACAGCCCGGTTGTATTCCTCTTGCGGGCCGCGCATCCGGCGAATCAACCCAACCGGGCAGTTGTTGCCGTCTTCGCGGATTCCAAAGAACGGCACATAGGGGAAATAGTTGTGCGGCTCAGGGCTGGGACCGTCCCAGATCAGATGTGGCCCGACGAACCAGGCTACCCGGCAAACGTGGATCGGCACCTTGGCATGGAGGATTCCATACCCGGAGGCGATGGATTCCATGTGGATGGGGTTGTCTTTCCGGAATTCCATCATGGCGCCGTCGCCTGTGGCAATCAGGTCGCGGGGCTCGACCACTTTGTAGTACACCTCATAGACCGCAACCATCGGCCGCCCACTGCTGTTGTCGAGGATCAGTTCAATAGGATCGGTGTATTCGTTCATCGCCGCGAACCAATCGACATACGGACCTTCTTCCGAAATGTCGATACTTCGCCAATCCGAGAATGTGTACTCGATCAGAACGTGATGTTTCGGCCCGAGGAAAACCTTCGCGGCATCCTTGTCAAAGAACTTCCGCCGTGCTACCCAGCGGCAGTCACGGCGGAGATCGTTCGACCTGGCCCGTATATCCCACCACATCTCATCGCGGTGGACATCTTCAACCAAGATCTTCCCGGGGGCCAATGGATCGGGATTTCCGGTTATATGTACCCAGCCAATTCCGACACCGGACTGTGAGCCGTATGCTTCGGAACACGAGGAATTCGCGTCGGCCAACCTCATCTCATCATTGAGACGATGGTTGATAGCCTCGGCCATCTCTTCATGCTCTTCTGCCGCGCCGGTAATCATCCAGTCAACCCGGTGCTTGGCTTCATATCCCGTCACCGCATCCATTGCCGGGGCGATGAGATTGACATACAGCGGATTCAGGCCGAGTGATTCAATGTACGCAACCTGCTCTTTCGTCCACTGCCGATTATCCCGCCATGCCATATCAACCGCAGCCTCGCCACGCCATTGCGGCTGGGAGGCGAGGTCACTGAGCAATGTTCTGAGTATCGGATTGGCCTTGGAACGATGTATCGTTGACATAGGTTTTATCTACTCTGAAAACCCTTCTCGCCATGGTAGCGGATACCTTCCATCACCTGAATCGTTGGGGAGAGCACCCCGTCTACCCGGAACCGCAGCAGGCATTTCCTCATCTGGAATCCATCGATGTTTGCAACCTCAACCTGGAACTCATCGTCTGACAGGTCCGCAACAACCGTCCACGCTTTGCTTTTGGGCCTGGCCGGGGCGGCATCTTCGTAGGTGTGGATTGTGGTTAGATCCATGTCGGATGGCTTCGCGTCGAAATCCTCTTGTGATACACTTGTGGCTTTTCGTCCGACCTCTTCTGTGCATTCTTCGCTTGCATTGACAGCGGCCAACGCGCCAGCGGTTATCTCGGCTGCAGCTTTAGCCGGACCATCAACTATCGTGTCAGCGTCGGTGTTGTTGTCGGTTGGCAATGGCATCGGTGTCTGTTTCCTGGGTGGCATAATATTCTCCATGTGGTTAATAGGGGGACGCTGGCCGGCTGACGTAGGTGTTTACCGACTTCTCGTCGATCAGCGCTTGCAGACCTTCACCTTCGCCGAGGAGGGCGTATTCACACGCCTCAACCGGGTGCGACCATTCATTCTTGTCTGGGACATCCATGTACTTTTCATCACCGGCGACCTGCAGGCGGCGATAACAGAACTTGCCCGCCAATCCCTTGCGGATCATCTTGGCCTTCTTGCACACCATCAGGCGCGGGCGGCCGTTCATGGCGAGCTGGGTGAGCGGCGCAGAGATAGCGGCCCGGCGCTGCAACGGATCCTGTGTGTCGCATGGCATGCAGGGGATTCCGCTGAGGTTGAGCATCTCAATGGCCGAATGCTCCACGACCTCGCCTTTGTTCGCTCCTGCCGGATCGCCCCAGCCGATGTAATGGGCGCCGGGATAATTGTGATTGAGATAATTGAGCAGGCCAGGGGCAAACTTCGCCGCGCTCATGTGCGTAGCGCAATACTCATCCAGGACATACCAGCTGTCGCCGATCTCCTGCAGGATGGCACAGGCCGGGGTCCGCCCGAAATCGAACCCGAGCACAATCGGGGATTCTGGACGCCAGTCCACGTCATCAACGCTGTGGACTGAATCGTTGTATTCGGGATGGACGGGCTTACCATCCATGACGAATCCGTATTGATTGCCGAGGTTGACCTTGATCCAATCCTCGCTCTTCCCCTGCATCCGTTTGTCGTAATAGCCGGGGGCTTGCCGCTGCAACACCTCGAGGTTTTCCGCGGCCGGGTTGAGCACCCATTTACCGTTGACTTTGATCACTCCACCTGGCTGAGTGAAAAACGCCCAGTCAGGCAGTTCGCCCTTCGGTTTCAAAACCTCCTGGAACTCATAGAGCCAATGATCCTCGTCGCATTGGTTGGTATCGCCGATCATCCCTGAATACGTCGGCAGGACTTCCCCGAGAAGCATTGATGGATATCGCCCATGCCTCATGTCGGCCATGTCAATAATGTCCTTGGACAGTTCTTTGACCTCGGACAGCCAGAACCAAGTCACTTGATGTCCTCGCAATTTCTTGACATGCTGCGGCCGGTCGAGGGCTATGAACATCATCTCATGATGGACAGTGGTATTGTCCGGCAACTTGAACCGCATCGTGAAAGAGGGAGGCTCTTTGCTCCCCTCTTTCCACACTCCAAGGTCATCAAAAATTGCCCTGAAATCCTTGGCCGTCGTGCCCAGCAACTCGCCATAGGTGTTCCTGATCGCGATGCAGCGTGTAGGCCGGATGCCGCGCCTGTTCGGCGCCTGCTCGGTCATCAGGGCCAGGCATTTATGGCATGTCGTAGTGGTCTTGGCCGAACCAAGCGGTCCGGTGATGATAGACACCGGCGACCGGTCGCGGTAATACTCCCGCAGAACTGGGCCGGTAGGAGTGAACAGATATTTATGCGTCGTCATCAGGTATCAATCATTCGGCGTATGTGCCGACTTCGGGGTCATGGATCATCACCATTGGCAGAGTGTCGCCCCCGCGCTTATCATCAATCCCCCATGCCTCATTCTCCATCGAGACGAATATCCTCATCGTCTCTGCCAGCTTTTTCCCACAATCAACCCTCGTCGTTAACGATAGCGGTTTTTTTGCACCCTCTTTCCCAGCATCCTCTAACTCAGACAGCATCGACAGCGTCAGCCGTTTAGCCCTTGTGATATCCTGGCGTTGCTCCAGCCTGATCTTGAGGATCGCTTCGGCGTTCGCCTCGATGATTTCCCTGTCGCTTGCCGCATTGTTTTCAGTGCGGACACTGCTGCGGACAACCTTACTGCGGACAGCCTCATTGATTTTCTCTGAGAGATCTCTGTGCCACCCCTCGGCTTTGGCCCTTCGACGCACTTGCTTCTCGTCGCACCCGCACTGTCGGCCAATCTCGCGAATAGACAACTTGCCGGCTCGATAGTGTTTTTCTACCGATTCCCAATCGATCTGTTTCCGCTCAGTTCTAGCCATCCGTCAGCACCAATAAAAAAAGCCCAGCACCCTCTTGAATCGAGGACACTGGGCTAGATTCCCTGGTTAGGGGTCTCGTTCGCTCCGTCAGTGCAAACCGCGCACTTACACAATAATACAGTATTTTACTCCTAAATCAAATTAAAAACAGATTATTACCCTTCACGGCTCAACAAAATTTCCTCTTGAGTCGCTCAAACTCCGCCATCTCTTTTTCTCCCCCTCCGAGCACCCGATCAGGCAAAGGTGGTGTAAGGGAATATTGACAGGCCGATTTAATGTGTATACAATAATTCCATGAAGATCGAATTCGACCCGGCCAAGTCCGAGAAAAACCGCCAGGAGCGGGACCTGCCTTTCGAGTTGGCCGCGGACTTCGACTGGGCGGGCGCACGCTACGCCGAGGATCTCCGTAACCCCTATCCGGAGCGCCGGTTCGTGGCGGTCGGGCATCTCGGCGAAAGGCTGTGCGTCCTCTGTTTCACCCCCGTGCCGGGCGGGGTTCGGATCATCAGTTTTCGCAAGGCAAACGACAGGGAGATAAAACGATATGGCAAAGCGCTTACCACTGACTGACAAGGACGGCGAAGTCCGGGAATTGACCAAGGACGACCTGAAACGCTTCAAACCGGCCGCCACGGCCTTGCCGAAGGAACTGGCGGATGTCCTGCCGAAACGGGGCAGGCCGGTCTCGGAGTCGCCGAAAAAACCGGTGCATATCCGCCTTTCTCCGGATGTGCTGGACGCCTTCAGGGCCATGGGCAAAGGCTGGCAGAGTCGCATCAACGCCGCCCTCCGCGACTGGCTGAAGGAGCACCGGCCATGAGCGACAAGATAACCATCTCCACACTGCCAGAATTCGATGCGGCCAACTACCTGAAAACACCTGATGATATTAAAATTTTCCTTCAGGACGCATTGGAAGATGGCACATCCGAAGAATTCATCCAAGCCCTGAACACCGCCGCCAGAGCCATGGGCATGGCCGAGGTAGCCCACTCTTCCGGCCTCACCCGCGAGGCCCTGTACAAGGCGCTCAGGCCCAACGCCAAACCCCGCTTCGATACGATCAGCCGCATCTGCGCCGCCCTCGGCTGCAAGCTGGTGGTGGCGTAAGGTGTAAGTCTTAAACATGTCTGAATTCACTCCACCCCATTGAATCTCACGTCCTCAGTGATTTTCAAGGAATGTCCGTAAAATCCCCCATCGGTAAACTGGATCCGGAACACCAATTCCCCGGTTTTCCTTGCCTCCGGCACCGTCGCTAGGGCCGTCGCCAGCATCGCCGCATACGATGAGATGGTGGCAGTCCTTTTCTTCTCTCTTTCCTGTCTGCCCATGAAACTCATTCCCTTATCAGTTTCTCAGTTTCCCAAACTCGTCGTCCGTCCTCATCCCGACATATCCGCCGCGAGCCTTGGCCCGCATCTCATCCATGCTCATCAGCTTGATTTCCTCAAGCTCCGGCCCTTCGAACCTGGCCTGAACCTGTGATTGCAGCACCGTCCTGAAGCAGATGGAGCCGTCGGCCTTGAACCCATCGACGTAGTAGCCATGGGCCTGCAGCCGTGTGATCATTTCGGCCATGCCCTTATCCACCTTACGGCCCGGCCGGTTGCAGTTGGCGGCATACTGCCGTATGTGCTGCTCCAGGGCGTCCATGTTGTGCGGGCCGATGATGTCCTCGGGCGTTTGGATCGTCAGAATCATCGGCGGGTGTTCAAACGTCCTCATCACATACCTCCCTTAAGCGGCGGAACGTATTCCGGCAGGACAATCGTTGGCGGTTGCCCCGCGTCTTCTTTCAGATCCTCCCATCTCCTTCCCGTCAGCCATCCCTGCGCCCATTTCGGAGTTTTGCCGCCGGCGATGATCATTGGCCTCTCCATCGCCTCGGCTGCAGCTCCGGCAATGATCTCACCGATATTTTCCGGCGTGTAGACGGCGAGGAATGCGTCTGCCGCGCTGGCCTTGCCCTTGGGATAGTCAAACGCTCTCCAGAAGGCGTTGAACGCTTCGAGAATTTTCCCTTTAAGTTTCTTCTTTTTTGCCGTGAGGTAAAATTCATCATCACCACCACCACAACCAGGCGTCTTTTGCTCGGCAAAAGCGCATAGTTTTTTATTCTGTTCCTGCTCCTGCTCCTGCTCCTGGCTTCGGAGGGGCTTACAAGGGGCTTCGGACCCCCTTCTTTCGTCAAGATGAAAACTGTCCTTATATTTGTTGAAAAAATCTTCTAAAAACGGATTGTTGGGGAGTTTTTTGTACTCATTCCTCACCCCGAAAACCCGCTTATCGTTCGATTTCAAGCTCTCGTCGATCTGGAATTTTGCCATCTCATAGACCCACACCATCCTTGTCGCATGGTCATAGCCACAAAACCCGGCTTCGGAGGCCCATCGAAGCCCCTTAGATGCCCCTTGCAAGGTTAAGCCGGTGTCTGATGAGATGTATTCAACCGGGCAATAATACAGGCCGATCATATTGGCGTGTGGAGAGGTGACGAGGTACATCCCGACTATTATCGCCTCGATGCCTTTCTCCTGGAGTTGACGCCCTGTTGTGCCAATCCAGAACGATGGTGATACTTTGGAGTATTCCCTCATGAAATTCGCTGCCTCTTAAAACAACAATGGTTGTTCCTTTTCCTTCTTCATCCGCCGTGTTTTCCTGGCGTTTTCTGCATGGTGCTTTGCGTCATATCTCAGATGACACGGAGCGCACATACACGCCAAATTTTCGGGTCGACAGTCACTCTCAATATGATTTTTATGAGCGACCGTAGCCGTCCGTTTGTGGGTGTCGAACGGTTCACCGGGGCGTCTACATTGCCGTCCACAATTCACGCACTGCCAGCCCGCTCCCTCTTTGACTGACAGTGCGATCTCCGGCCAATTCTCTGGATATTTTGACCAGTCAACTGGCATCTCACGCCCTTTTCAGGTTGAACGAGATGACGGCATCCGACGATCCAAACGCCTCACTGATCTCCTGCGCCAGGGCCTTCGCCTGCGTCACTCCGCACCTCAAATGCACGGTGAAGATGAAGTCATCGACGGCTTCCCTTGATTCCCCTTGATCGGGCAACAGGGTTGCGGATGGTGAAGCTGTAGGTGGCTGTGCGAGTGGCGCGGCTGGGGTGGGTGGCGGTTCAGGTCCTGGCTGGATGTTGGCCTGGGCCGCCTCCCGCTCCTCTTTTTCCTTCATCTGGAGACGATACCTGGCGACGCGGGCGTCGATGGTGGCGTTCACTTCATCGTGAGTTTTCCACGCCAGGGCTTTTTTGTCAGGGAACAAGCCCGGGAACTCCTTCTCGACCCACTCGATTGCATTGACGTTGAGTATTGCCGCTTCAATTGCCTCGAGGTGTCGTTTAATCTCAGCGGCCATGACGACATTCACCGCCTTTCGCATTCCTTCGATGGTTTTCTTGCCGGCGGTCGCCGCCTTGATCACGGTGTCATTGATTGCAATGTCACCCGGGACAAAGATGTTTCCGGCAACAGCAATCTCGATCTCACTCCTGACGGTGGCGATTGCCTCAGCGATGATATCGGCCTTCCGTCTCTCTTTCTCGGTTTTGACCTGTTTTTCGAGAGATAGACGGGTATTCGATAATTCAGTTGAGATCTGATCCATGGCGGCAAACAGCTTGTTGATGTCGGCCGTCTGGTTCAACGCCTCCTCTTTCGCCTTTTTGATGGCATGCTCGTTATTTTTACAGGCCTTGATGGTTTCCTCAGCCCAGGAGAAATCGTCGTCGGTTACCAGTTCTCGATTGGTGGCCCGGATCTGCTCCAGGGCCTGTTCCTTCCACTGGTCGAAGTTGCTCTCTGTAACGGCCCCTGTGAGCCTGATTATCAGTTCATTCATGGTTACACCTCGATTGACAGCTTGCTGCCGCCCTGCCCCAGGTTGAAAGCCGGGCACATTTTCGAACACTCGGAGAGCTCGCAGTCGGACCTGGCAACCATACGGCCTCCGGCCTCAGGGCACTCAACCATGACGATTCCTTCAGGCTCGACAATGACCACGGGCGGTTCCTCGCCTGGCGGAACCTCGGCGTTAAGGAAGGCCCGACGTCGATCTACATGTCCTATGATCCATTTCCCCCATACTTCGCCGTATTGCTTTTCCAGGCGCCTATGGTGCTTGTAGGCCCAGGTATCGAGATCTTCGGCGGTGGCCTTGCCGTCGATCTCTATCAATTCAGCCTGGATCTTCGGTGGGATTTCCTGCAGAGGTTTCTCTTCCGTTTTGTCAGCTTTCTGCTTCTCTGCAGGGGGTGCAGGTTCAGCGGTCTGAGAAACAGTCGGGGTTGTTTGCTGATCATCCTGTGTCTCTTTTTGACGTTTTTTCTCAAGGTCGGATTTGAGCGATTCCGTTTTTGATTTGGGTGGCTGTGGTTTTGGGTCGGGCTGCTCTTGCTCTGTCTGCTCGAACCAGTCTGAAGAATTGCTCATCCCATCCTTGAGGCTGTTGTGGATCTTGCGGAGGGCCACTACCTGGGCCGGCTGGATCGCCTCGATCCTTCGCTGGATTCGCTTCTCGATCATCTCTTTCGTGACACGGAACGGCTCGAATGCCGCCAGCATCTTCTGGATAGCCTCCGGCGAGGTATCGGCCTGGGCCTTCATGGTCTGCTCACACTGATTAACTGCAGCCTCGGTTACGTCCCCAGGGATGACGGCCAGGATGCATGCCCTGAGCCGCCGCGCCCCCTGGTTGGCGACATGCTCGTAAATGTCTCGGGGGTCCTCGATGCGATAGGAACCTTTTTTTGTGTGCCGGATATGGGACACCTGGAATGTCATCTCCCGACGCACGTTGGTTTCCATGTCCCAGCAGAACGCCTGAACCGTCGACTCTCCGCCTGTCTGTTCCAACTCGCGGATACCAAACGACAGATTCCCCCAGGCCTGCGCCATTGCCTCGGCAAGACGGATGCTCGGCCCGGTAATATCCGTCCCGCCGCGACCGTAGGTGTAAACCGCGCTTTCCGCCAATGTCGGCCGAGCGCAGGCATTGAGGATGCGATCCATAGAAAATATCTGGTCGCGAGGTGACATCTTGGCCAGCATCATGCCGGCCTGGACCTCGGCGACGGCCCGCTGTTGGTCGGTGTTGGCCAACACTCCATGAGAAGACGACGGCCTGGTCTCATCCTTAATGGCGAGAGAAAACGGATTATTGTTTGTCATGGCAAGAACCTCCTACTTGAGAAGAAATCGGCGTGATGGTTCGCCGGTTTTGAGGAATTGACGATAGATTTCCGGATATGCTGCCTGCAGGGCCTTTGAGTCGATGGTTTGCCTCGGTTTCGACTCCTTCCACGTCGCCACCACCCGACCGTCGTTGGTAAGCGTGTCACGGCGGCCCAGCGCACGGAAGATGATCGCCTTGAGGGTTTCCTCTTCCTGTTCCAGTTTGGCGATCTCTTGCTTGATCGATTTGAGACCGAGAACAGCCTGGAAGGTGTTGGCATCGGCCTCCACCTCTTTGGCCACACTCTTTCTGCCGTAGGTGGCTATCATGTCGGAATAGGTAACAGGCTCAGGCGGGACACCGGCAACAACGTTGTGATTCCAGAACTCACCTTCCCGCTCGATGAGGATTCCATGCAATTCGAGGTCTTCCTCGACATGGTACAACCGGAAATCTTGGCCTCCGATCAACACGGCCACATCAGCGACGTGACGACCGGTGACGCAGAGATAATGCTGAACCTGGAGCAGATACTGGGCAGGTATCTGGTCCGTCCATTCCTCGCCCCACTCGTCTCCAGTCCTCGCCGTCTTCACCTCCAACACCCTGCCGTCATTGGTGAGGCCATCGAGATTGGCCAGCATGAACTCATGCTCAGGATGCCGCAGAATCTCGCTCGGCACCCTGACCGTCCGTCCGGTGACGTCGCTGTAGTGCTGGCGCACCACCGGTTCGAGATTTCGCCCCCATAACATCGGTGCATTGTCCGGAGCATCCACTAGCTGTCCGGTCTTGTCCAAAAAAATATCCAACGGTGTTTTCCACTTTGACATTCCTAGGATTGCAGCCACATCGCTTCCCCCAATCCCCTTCCGGCGTTCCTTCAACCATTCATTCCTATTGAAATTCATGATCCCCTCGCTTATGTTTGAATTGCTGTTCTCTTGTACTGCCGGCCAAGGGGGTCCCCCTCCCAAGGCCGGCTTTTTTATAGGGCCGACCTCTCGAAAGCCATCTCCCTCTGGGTCTGCGCCTGCTGCATCTTACTCTCGAACCTTTCGTTGTCCTCTTCCTCCCCTTCCGGTTCAATTGCTTCATCCACATGCCGCTGCCGTTCTGCCATGGTCATCGTGTCGGTCTTGGCTGTCTCATAGGTGTCAGTGCGGATATAGCGGACCAGTCCAGCCTCGTAGTCCTTTTCGACCTGACATTCGACATCGCGCATGTCGTATCGGTCCTTGTACAGCCTGGCCGCCGTGCGGATCTCCCCGGAGATTCGTTCCAACCTCTCCTTGTAGGCTGCCGCAGAGGCCTTCTTTTCCGCCTCAACGTCATCCAGTTCCTGGGTCTTGCCGGCCAGTGTCTCGGCGGCCTGCCTGATTTCCTCTTCCGTTAGATAAACTTTGCATCTCAACTTCTCGTATTTTCGCATTATTCCCTCACTTCATTGAGGGCCCGCTCTGCCAATGAGAGCAAGACGCCTGATTTGACCATCTGGCTATCTCCGCGCAGGACCTTCCATCCCAGGAGTGCAGCCTCCGAATATTTGATACAGTCATTCCGGAATCCTTCCGGCCGGACATGCCGCCCTCTCATGTGGGTGCCGCCCTCGATCTCGACTGCGATCATTGCCTGCGGCCAGGCAAAATCGAACTTCCATCCACGTTTTGGATGGAACCGGTACTCCCGTTGTGCCGCCGGAAGCCGGACGGCCTTGATCTGGATATGGAAAATCTCCTCCAGATTTGGACCGCTCCGCTGTGGCGGCCTTCGCTGCAACCCCTCCGTCCCGTGCAGTCTCATTCGCCCTCCCCTTCGGCCTCTATTCCGTCGATGCAGTAGACGTCCTCGTCCCCTCGCTCTATCTCGATCTTATCGAGAATCTGGCATCCATCCTCTTTGTCGTAGTGGATGCACTTCTCGCAGTCGCCCCAGTCGATCGTCCCTATCCTCAGCATGTCGTTCCTCCTTCAGTTTGTTATTCCTGTCAGGCCACCCGGGCCGACCGTCTCGGCCTTCGGCTCGGCGTCTTGGGCCTCTGCATGGTCGAATGAAACCAGGCGTCGGCGCTTTTGAGGTCGATGAGAACGTGCCGTCCCGGCTTGTACGCGACGATCAGGCCCTTCTCGATCGCTCGCATGATCGTCCGGCCACTGCAGCGGTATCGTTCGGCGGCCTCTATCAGGATGATGGTTTCTGGGATACTCATGGTGACGTCCTGTGGTTTATTCTCAGATCTCGACCTCGAGGACGACGTGGTCCTCCGGCTCACTCGCCTCCTGGCCGATGACACACAGAATGTCGCCGCCATCTTCGGTGAAGATCAGGTTTTCAAGGTCCTTGCATCCGTGCTCGTCGTCGAAATGGACGCATTTCTCGCAACAGTCCCAGGTTGCCGATCCGATTTTCATTCTCATGTCTGACTCCTCCTTCTGGTTCAGGCGGCGAGTTTGGTCTCGACGTCAATTTGCCAGCTGGTAACGACAAACTTGCCGAATGGACCCTTGCAGTCCGGCCGGAAATCACCGAGGCCGATCCTCTTGCCGGCGGAATCAACGATCTCTCTGAGCAATTTTTCGCTCATCACCTCCTCATCGAGCACGAGGGAGAAGCAGAGCGACCAGTCGTGAAAACATGGACGGTGGGCCAGAATGCGGCCACCAGTGGAGGGGATGCGAACAGCTCGGGTGTCAACCTCCCACGGTTTTCCGTGCAGGATCTCGATCTCGAATTCATCAACTGAAAGACAAGCAGGGATAATTGAATTCTTCTGTGTGGTTACCTTCGATTTGCCGTTCTTGAAAAACTTACCGGCATCGATTATGCATCTGAACAGGTTCGGACCTGGGATCACCGGTTTGCTTGTCGCCTCGCTAAGGTACAACTTGCTTTCCGCCTGGTCCCTTGGTTCGCCCTTCCCTCCCCCGACCTGAGCCGCTCTAACTCCACTGCTTGCCGACATTGCCGCCGAGTCCGTGAATCGGTTGCAGAGCAACGGTGTCGTTCCTTGAATACGAATTTCGATGTTCATTTTCTATTCCTTGGGTTGATTGTTAAAAGTTCCTTGCCTTTGTTCGCCACGCCTGGCCGCGCCGCGCCCGGCCGTACCCCGCCTTGCCCTGCTTCACTGAAATCCGTGCCTTGCCTTGCCCGGCCCCGCCCGGCCTAGCCCTGCAGCGCCAAGCCCTGCAGATCAGTGCTGAAATCCGTGCCTTGGTGCGCAGCGCCCCGCCCGGCCTTGCCCCGCAGAGCGATGCAACGCCAATGATCGCAACGCATAGCCCGGCCCATTTGTTTAAGTCCCCGACTCCTTGTGCGATGGACGCCTACCTTTGAGAAAATTTATTTTCCCGTAGACCCTTTCTAATTCTCTCCTGAGTTCTGTCGGTTTTCCAAAAAGCCAAGTTCTGATTCCTATCCCGCTGACCGATTCAAGGCGGGCCGCCTTGTCTGCATTGGGCCGCTTTTTGCCATTGATAACCTTACAGAAAAAGGAAGGGTCAACCCCCAGCCTCTTTGATAATTCTCGTTGAGTTATTGTCTTCATGACCACATAAATACTTTCCTCTTGACCATATTGTCAATACAATATTTCCATTTTGACCATTTTATTTCACGATTTTTTGTGTATAATGTTGTCACGGAGGAAACATTTATGGCAAAAAACACGCTAGAAGAGATATTTAGCGCTGCAATGCTGTTCGCGGAAAAAGAGCATGGGAGGGGATTTCAGGCCAAGATATCCAAATTGGCTGGGGTCGATTCTTCAAACCTCAACTCGATCATCAAGGCAGGAAAAGGGACAAGAGAGGCGGTGAGGAGGAGGATAGTTGAAGCCGTAATCACGCTAAACAAAGATTTCCCTGCCAAAAGATATGATGATTTTCTCGATCTTGGATCCTGGATATTAGCCGGAAAAAATCCTGAAAACTGGGAGGCTCCGAACAGGGCTGCCGGCGAAATGACCCTACCGAAACCCACCATCAGCGGAACGGCGTCATCAACCCCACCGGAGCCGCCGAACGTGGCCCCGGCTCCACCAAACCGAAGGCAACTGAACTTGGTACCGCTGATATCCTGGGTACAGGCCGGAGGGTGGAAGGAGGTCGCCGATCCGTTTCAACCTGGCGATGCCGACGAATGGCTCGACACCACTGCCACCAGAAGCGAGCATGCCTTTGCCCTGTCGGTCCGTGGCGACAGCATGGAACCGGAGTTCACCGAGGGAGACATCATCATCGTCGACCCGGAGCGTGAACCGGTCAGCGGCAGCTATATCATCGCTAAGAATGGAGCGGAGGCCACCTTCAAACAATTTGTGATGGATGGGCAATCGGTGTTCCTGAAACCGCTCAACAGCCGGTATCCGATTCGTGACATGACCGGAATCGAGTTCAAGATCGTCGGGGTTGTGGTGGAGAAGAGGAAGAGGTACTGA